AACCACCACTATTAAGGATGCTACACCCATTAAACAAAATACCTATGTATATGCCCTAGGGCAAGCAGACAGCACTGCAGGGGTCACTACAGACGGCATACGGTGTCGTATAACAGGTGTATTGAGTGATATAGAATTACCTAATACTTTTTATCAAAGAAAGGGTGCAAAGATAAAATTAAAGTCTTTAGGAAAGATTGCTAAAGTAACTGATTTTAAATCAAATAACTGGATTTTTAATATTCAACCAAAGTATGATGTTGATACTATTACATTACAGGATGCTTCAGGCCCAACTTATGAGGTTACAACTGATGATTTCCATAGAATAAGATTAAACGATACAATAAAAGTTCAAACATCAACTGGAGACTTAGATGGATCTTATACTGTCACCGATGTTTTAAGTAACGTTAAAATTAGAATGCAGGGATCTGCGATAAGTGATCTTACTGCAGTTGCTTCCATAAGAAAGTTACTTACCAAACCAAATGCAGATGGAAGTGGAGTTAACAATAATCATCAACATTTAAATGATTATACTGCAAATACTCAGAATGTTTATATGCAGGAGGTTGGATATGCTCACACTCTTTCTAAAATTAAAAATTTAATTGCATCTAACTCTATACCTTCTTATGGATCAGATCACAAATTAAATCCAAGCACACAAAAAATTAATTTATCGGGAACTTTCCAAGGTGGTCAAACAATTATTGGAATAACAACTGGTTCTAACGATCATAATTTCTTCAGTGGTGACGCTATTTACTATACACCACAAAAAAATGCTGCTGGTGGAGTAGATAGTTTCTTGTTTAGTGAGGGATTATATTTTGTTGAGAGAGTAAATTTAAATGATATACGATTAGCAAAATCTAGATCAAACTTGTATGACGGCAATTATACAAAAGTGTCAGAAACAACTGTTACAACAGACATTGTAGACAATACTTTTGAGAAATATGA